ATTCTTACTGTCCTGTCTTCTCAATTCTGGTAGTTCAATTGTTTCAAGGAGTTGAGTATCAGCATAGCGTTGACTAAACTCTTGAAAGGTAAATGATCTATGTCTTAGTATCTGTGCAGCGATGGCACGAGTTGTCTCTATCTCTAGAGTCATAGTCGCTTGCTCAAATACAGACCAGTGGTTGTGCTTGATGCAATACTTCAAGAGACCTGCATACTTTTCGTTCTCTTGATTCGCAGGGTTAGATACTCTGGCAATGTATGCCATTGTCTTCTCTGCATCAGGAGTGATGCTTACAAGTTTTACTGTCATGGTCCTTCGTAAGTTTCGTCGTAGTCTAATTCAGTTGGTTGTATGTCTTCGTATCTATAAGACTCAACATCTGAATAAACTTCTGCCTTGAGTGCTGACAGTAGCATCTCTAAGTCAGTGACTATAAGTTTTAGTTTGTCTCTGTTCATGCCCTATATTATAGCATGAAAAAAGGAGGGTGTACACCCTCCTCAAGTCTTGTAGTAAAAGTCTAACTCTTAGAAGCAAACTTTCTTACCACTTTGATACCACGATACATTAGATCGTGATTGCGGTTTTGATCTGCTTCTGCAAGGACTTTTGCCTTGTACTCTTCAGCGTTGTATTGAACGCCACGGTAAGTAACTTGTGCCATGATTTTGACTCCTAAAGTAGTTGGATTTTTAGCCCCGTTCCTTTGGTCATTTGCGTCCTCCTTATGGGGGATGAACGATCCGTTCCGTGACTTACTTGCGTCACCCTGAGGTGATGAACGTAAAGGTATGTTAGCATACCCTCATTATATAGTCAAGTACTTTTGTATCTTTCGATACCACAATACTCCCGACACACTGTCCTACCTTGCCACGAGTTGATTAACGTTTGTTCATAAAAGGGAGAATTTAATATTTCTTTCAGGGTTCTGTGACGTAAAGAAATACTTTCTATCCCTCCTTGTTCTTCTATCAGTGGTATGATTGTGTCCCAGTAGAGTTGTTGCAACTGTCCACCTGCTCCACCACATTGATTATCAATGGCACCAAACACTGCAGGTTTAGGATTGTTATTGATATAGTAATCAGGATAGAAAAATCGTAACCTAGATTGATGATAACAACATGCATGTACTACACCCTTGCTATCAATTCGTAGAGTTATATCATTTGTACCATGACCATACTTACATTTTATATCTGACTCTGGATGTACAGCACCTAGATTAGATGTGTACTGTGGATCATCTGCTGCTTCTAATGTGTACTCTTTTCCTTGGTATGTGTATGTGTAACTACCATCACCATTCCCACCAACATCATACAGGTTATTGACTTTAGTGTGAGCAAAATCTTTGAATCCTATAAGTTTACTCAATGCTTTTGCTTTGTTTACCTGATGTTGGTTGTGCTTGAAGACTAACATCCTCCACACTGCCGTACCACCTGCTCTTATGAATGCTCTAGCATTCTGCATGACCTTATCATAAGATACACCCACCCTATAGTGTGATAAGGTATCACTTAGTCCATCTATAGACCAGATCATATAAGATCCTTGTCCTGCTGCCGAAAATATACTTCCTAACTCTGACCAAAACTCTGGGTTATTAGTGCCACCATTAGTACTCATCAATAACTTGGTGCCACTACAGTGCCTAGCAATCTTTAGTATGTCTTTACATAAACTTGGTTCACCAAAAGAACCTTGAAAGTACATCTGATCGATGCCCTTCAAGGTTGGAAACCACTCCATCATTTGTTCTATAGTTACAAAGGATCTATTGACAGAATCATCTGGAGTCAGATCATTTGCTCTCTTATATCTACTACACAACGGACACTTTGCATTACAAAAGTCCGTAAGATCTATCAGGATCTTCACCTATCACGCCATTGTATTTCCGCTTTACCTTCTCCATCCGTAAATGCTTGCTCTACTACACTACGTGTAATACGATACTTAGACTGTAAGTCACCGTCCTTTGCAAGAGTTATAACTTCTGCTTCATCTGCATGTAATCCTTCTAGAAGTTGAATGAACATGGTCTCTCTCTTCATGGAAGATAACTTATCGTTACCACCTCGAACAAAATTGTATAGAGTTCTCCACTCATGTATCAGTCTTGTATGACCAGGTGTACCAGCAGGTGATTCATTTACTTTGTATGGTACAGGACCTTCAGGTACTGCACTATCAATACCTTTATCAAAGTTCCAAATGAGAATTGCTTTTACGTCATCTCGTTTGTGTTGTTTTAGAAGATCAACCTTCTGTGCGACTGTCTTCTTACCATGAACTGCCTTGAAAATTTCAGACACCAATGGATTTGGTGGTAGTTTTGCCATAATTAATCTTCATCTTGTTGGTTATTACCCTCAAATCTAAATGCGATAATTTCATCGGGTAATGGGTTTCCATTCTCATCATACATTTCTGGATGAGAATACTGTGGGGTTGTGTCTTGGAGATATGCTCGGATCAAGTAACCAAGTATAGCACCGAATCCAAGTGTGAGGATACCAACCATAACACTGAGGGCAATGATTGCTTGTTCCATTTTCTTTCTCCATCCTGAAATTATATATGTGGGTTTGGGTGGAGTTCTCAGGAGGAATTCTACACCCTTATTCATTTCTAAATCAGTTTCTTTCTTTGAAGATACTGTAACGTCTCTTTGCATCCACCTATGTGTTTGTTGTCAAGTTGGACTTGTGGAAAGGTAGCACCCTCCTCAAATTCTTCGTAAAACTGGTGACGAGTAAAGTCTTTCTCCAGTTTATATTCTAAGTATTCAATTTTAGTGGCAGCAAAGAGTTGTCTAACTCTCTCACACCACTGACAATTATCTTTAGACCAAAGAACTGCTTTCATTTTATCACTGGCATGTGGTAAGGAACTGGCATTGTTTTAGGTGAAGGCATCATAAGAACCTCCACAAGTAGATTTATATCAGCAGAGATAGCATCGTTAGACTCTGCCATCCTTCTGAATCCGTTGCCAACATAAAATTGCCCTGTAACTACTGCTATAGTTGCAATACCCCAGAAATAGTAATAAGTTCTACTCTTTTTTTGTCGTGGTTTCATCCTCTTTTATAGACTTCCTGACCATTTTAGCATAGATTACTTCGGATGTCGAGTATAGAGTAGGATGTTTCTTTGCTCTCTTTATTAATTTTTTTGCTGCTTTCTTATCTTTCAACATAAAATTTCATACAACACAGTATTTATACCTAATAAAAAACCCCCTTTCGGGGGTTTTTCTTACCTTTCTAAGATGGATCTACACATTCGCTCGCCAGTTGGTTCGTTTTCTAAGTCACATATACACTCAACATATTCTGTCAGTCTATCTGTTACTGGTGTGTTGAGATTATGTTCGTCATTCTTCCAATAAGCCAGTTGGTTGTGCGAAATTAGATTGTGCATCCTGTTTTCTCCTATAGAACTATGGTTTCATAATAAAGAACTTTGGATTCATGATTACCCCTAATTCTGTTAATATTTAGTGGGTAGATCAACACATTTTGATCATCATGTAACAAAAATAAATGCCTAGTCCAATGCATCTAGGTCATTGTGCCTAACTGGTTTATGATCTCTCATACCTGTATGATTACCATCGTTAGGTAACTTACCAGTCTTCAAGTATTCAATGGTATCTTTACATCCACGTAAGTAGTTCAGTTGTTTATCTAATTCAATCCATTTCAAATAAGAATCAACAACTTCTGTTTGTTCCAATTCTAATTGAGTAGTTCTCTTAGAGAACCGTGCTAAGAGTTGATCGTAATCTTCTGTGGGTTTTCTAGACTTGAGCATAAAAAAAGGAGGTCGTTAGACCTCCTTATTATATCATATGTATTGCAATTAGCCAACTGTTGGAGCAACAAGTGCAACCTGTGTTGACTCAGCAGCAGCAAGATCAAGTGGGAAGTTGTGTGCATTTCTCTCATGCATAACTTCCATACCTAAGTTTGCTCTGTTTAGAACATCGCCCCATGTTGGTACAACTTTACCATTAGCGTCTACTACAGACTGGTTGAAGTTGAATCCGTTTAGGTTGAATGCCATTGTACAGATGCCCATAGAGGTCAACCATACACATACAACAGGGAATACTGCTAGGAAGAAGTGAAGACTTCTTGAGTTGTTGAATGAAGCATACTGGAAGATTAATCTACCGAAGTAACCGTGTGCTGCCACGATGTTGTATGTTTCTTCTTCTTGTCCAAACTTGTAACCGTAGTTCTGTGACTCAGTTTCTGTTGTCTCTCTGATTAGAGATGAAGTAACGAGTGAACC